GATATTGGTTGTGTTCTGCCATATTCTCTACGACCATAACCAACTGCATCATAGTCTTGTTCATTGTAGTTTGAGCCAGTAGCAAACCCAAGTATCTCAAGACTACAACCACACTTGTGTATTGATTCACACAAAGCGATACATGATTGCATAGCCAATCTCATCTTGTCCCCACTCATACTTCCAGAGTGATCAACAACAACAGACACAGCAGTATCAAGTTCCTTGACATCTTCTCTTATCTTGTAAACATTTGGTATACCTTGGTATGCTCCGACAAGTCTTTTACTGTCTAGTCTACCAACCTCATGTCCACTTTCCCAACCTCTCATTTGTTGGCTCATCAATGCTCTCTCAAGCTTACGTCTCATGACACCCATCTGATTACCAAGCATGTTGAATACCTTTTTGTATTTCTCATCACCACCATCAAGTGCCATAGTAAGTCCATAAGTTTCATCATCACCATAGTAATTCTTGTACTTACCTTTCCTATCTGTAGCATGATGTATCTTGTCTGATGATTTTGCTTGAACAGTAAACTTGTTGATGTCGTAATCAACACTACCAGTCCACTCCTTGACACCAAGTTCCTTCTGTATATCAAGTGATGGATCTATTGGATCATCTGACATACCACTCTTGTTGATACTTGAGGCATGCTTTCCTTCATGATTCTTAAAATCACTGTTGTGTTCAGAAGCTTCATTGCCGTCTGATTTTGTACCAGATTCGGAATCTTTGATGGTTTCTCCCATACCCAAATCAGTTCCAGATATCATAGCATCAGCAATCTTCTTGGGTAATTCTTCTTCGCCTTTCTCTTTACGAATCATGTTAGCAATACTAATTGCACAAGTGACCATGTCTTTCGTATCACGCATACCATCAACCATATCAACCCAGTTCTCAACCTTGTCTCGTATCTGCTTTGGCAAAGTATCAAGACATTTGTCGTTGTCTGAATTGTATCCAAGTCGTTGTCTGCCTTCCCATGTCACAGCAACAGCACCAACCTTTGTGATGTCGTCAGCAATAGTATTGTCATTCTCATACATCTTGAGATAACCACCATTGACTGCTTGTGCTGTTGTTTGAAGATTGTATTTACTACCAGCATACTCGTCATTGATAAGACGTTCTATTCTTACATCTTCCAATGCGTTCATAAGTGCAGGTAGTTGTGTATCTCCACAATCAACTGCTTGTTTGATTGCGTTTACCCATACTTTTCTGTCGGTGTGTTTGATATGTCCTGCTTCATGGTCAACATATCCTCTACCAATAGACACTTGTCTTTCAGTAAGTTCTTTTGTTTGATCCAACGCAGGCAACTGTATCGTAGTGCCGTCAGTCTTTGCATCTGTTCCACGAAACACAACACTTATGTTGTGTTTCCTACCAAAAGTTTTTGCAGCAGCGATGCACGACTGCTCAAAGACGTGAGTTTTTACCATAATTAATCCTCGTATTTGAATTTAAGTGGTTGACCACCCTTCGTGTCGAATACACGTTGAGCAATTTCAGATATGTTCTGAAAGTCTTGAGCATTACACCTATTCAGTATTGATTTTGTAATCGCAAATGAAAGTGTGTAGTTCAGATTGTTTTCAAAGAGTGGCATGAAGTATGTAATCATACTTGCACATGACAACAAACCTCTAACGGATACTGTCATATATATTGTACCATTTCTAAATGCTTCTCTTACCTCTTGAGCAAACTTGACCAACTGTTTAGCCAACTCTTCATCAAGTGTAGGATTAGCACGAATAAGTAATCCACCCTCTTGATCTTCCGAAAGATAAGGTACATGAGTAAACACATTGAATCTATCTAGGAAAGCAAGTGATTGATGTCTTGCCCCTTGGTATGATCCTGTCTCATCACCTTGACCTCTAGTGTTTGCAGTAGCAAAGATTCTGAATAATGGATTTGGCTCTATGAATCTATCTCCATCTTCAAGCACAGTAAATCCTTTGTTCTCCAATGCTCGTTGCAATACATATGCAACGTCTGGTCTAACAAAATCTATCTCGTCCAGGCACAGCACACATGCTTGTCTTACAGCTTGAGGAATAATACCATCAATGAATTTGGATACTGTGTTGCCACCCTCATTGTGTAATACTTCTCTACCAACCAAGTCCAATCTTGTAATCTCACTGTCAAAGTTCACACGTTTGAAAGGATATCCAAGTCTTGCACACACTTGCTCAATAAGTGTTGTCTTACCTGTTCCTGTATGACCAGATAGAAAACCCTTTTGATTATGTAAGATACAATACAATACATCTGCTAGTAGATTGCCACGAAATACATAGTTCGGATCAATCTCAGGTACATCTGTATTAGGTTTCTTCCATTTCAACACAGGTACTTCGTAATCAAATGCCTTTATCTTCTTTCCATCTGGCGACTTGAAGATGTCCATTGCACTCTGTTTTACGATTTCACACTCAATGTCGTCTGGGTTTGTTGTTTCTCCAGCTGGGGTAGCATCTGAAGTTTTAGCTACGATTGCTGTAGGAAATGCAGGCGTTGCTTTCACTTGCTGTGCCTTGCTCAACTTCTTCTTTAGTTCAGCAATCTCCTCGTCTTTTTCCACAACATGTGCCGCTGCTTGTTTAGTTTCAGCAAACATTTCTTCAATGGTTGTGCTTGCTCCAATGGATTGCATGAGTTGGTCAACCATCTGTTGCTGTTGCTTTGATATACCAATGCTTGATGTCGTTGCTTCCTTGACAAGTTGCTTGTCATAAGAATATTCAACACCAAGTGTATGTAGTATAGCTTGCACAAACTCATCAAGTTCTGGCTCACAAGGTATCTCATTTGTATAGTCAGGTATCTTACCTTCTGTAAGTTTTGACTTTACCAATGCTTGTAAACCTATAAGTCTATTCTCTTCCTCATAACATGAGGCAAAGGCTTTCATTACATCTGCAACAAATGATTCTTCACAGATACCTACCTGCTTGGATACACAATGAGACATGACTGTATCAAATACAGCCATCAATTCTTCAAGTGTCAAATCAAGTGTTGAACGTCTACGTTCTTCTTGCATACTTTCTCCTTGTTTAGTCGTTGATTTATCCGATAGAAGTTCCGACTTAAAATCTTCTATCCTTTTGCTTGCAGTGTGTGGCACACCCAAGTCATATCCATGCCTACTCTTTGCGTTCAATCTTGAACGCTTTGGATAAGCAATACAGTTCATTATGTTTTCAAATCTGTCGCTAGCAGATAAGCCACCAGATACTCCTCCACCAAAATCACAAAGAAAAATCAATGCGTCTGTGTGTAGTCTGTCCCTTATCCATGCCCATGTAAACTTTACACCACTGTAATTGTCTACAAGCATAGAAGGATTATCTTGTATCTCCTTCAATGCATCACCATGCGAAGCAAGTGATACGTCTGTCTCAACAACCTCGTTTGCTAACTTTCTCAAGTCATATCGCATATCATCAAACGATTTTGATAATGCTTTGCGAAGTCGTTGATACAACTTATGTGTTTTTTCCATAAGATATACTCCGATTGTTGTCGTTGATTGTCGTTGCCTTTTGCAACATCACAGATATTTTCACTTTTTCTTTTAGAAAAAGTGTAAAATATCTAGTGAGTTTTGAAGTCTTGTGTCTATGTGTGATTTATCTCGTAAGAGATAAGTTCGATTTGTTTCTCAGCCATACGCATGAGGTAGGCGTTCTTTCGAATCCTATCCTTGTGTGCTTGCATAGTGAGTTGTCGTTCCTTACGTGTACCTTCTGGTAGTTCTGGTTTGTTTTTCATACGTGTGAACATAGTATCCATGTTGTACTTCCTTGCAGTACGCATGAGTTTGAGTGAACATTGTAAACAATGCTCTTGTAGTTGGTCGCCTGCCACATCACCCTTGAATCTGTGTGGTGTGTACTGTGTTGAACATTGTTTACATTTCATTGTGATCTCCAAGTATTGTTGTGTATATACCAATCATAGTCATGATTGTCATGCCTATTGCTACGCCTAGTAAATCTCCATGTATCCACCACTCCTTGTACGCAAGAAATGTAGCAAACGCAGATGCCGTTGTCATAAGTATGCATATAAATCTAATCATAAAACCTCGCTTGTTGTTCCTGTGTGAGAGTATCTCAACCGAAAGCGATCGGTATCTAGCCATTGGTTAAGCCAATGACTTCCCAGAACTCTCACACAGTTGAACGCATATAGCCTCCCATGTGAAAGGGTAGTCACAACGACTACCCTATGAGTGAAACTACCCTAGCTTTGCTAGGATAGACACAAGTTGCTCTTTCGTCATAGACGAAAGATCAAGCTGTGGTTGGTCAGCCTCGCTAGACTTTAGTCTAGCAAGGTTGTTCGTAGCAGTAGCGTGTGCCTTCTTGACAGCAGGCGTAGGCTTCGCTTGAAGCTTGGCAGTCAACATGTTGACTGTTGCCTCTTGCTGTGCCACAGTACGAGTAGCCTTTGGCTTACTCGCCTTAACCTCTGACTTGGTCTTTAGACCAAGGTCAGACATCTTTGCGGCACGACACTGGTCGACAGTAAAACTGTCGCCACCAACAACAGCACTACCTTCGTTAGTGCCAGTCGGAAGGAAAGGCAATACCTTGCCTTTACGAACAACTCCGAAGTCCTTGCCATTTGGCAAGACACGAAGTGGTCTTGAAGCAGTAGCAACTGCGTTGCCTGAACTGTTAATAAAATTAACAGTTACGTTTGTAGTTGTGTAAGTCATAAAAACTCCTTGCTGTTTTCCGTCTTGAAACTGTAGTTTCAAGCCACACAAACGGGCTTGGAACAAGTTCCAATTTTCATCACAGCAGTTGGATTAAGGTTTTTTAAACCCTTATTTCATAAGGGTTAAAAACCTATAAAAAATCGGCAAAACCTAGCGTGTCAGCGTGTGAATTGCGTGAAATGACAGCAAAAAATCTCCCACTCCGACAGTTCCTAGCTATTTTGTGATTATACTTCGTATAATCACTAAAATAGCTAAGGGTTTCCAGCCTTTATCGTGTGCCTCTGCGTGTCTGCATGTGTGTAGACAGAACACCACTCCCAACGCTATAAGCGTTGTAATGACAGCGTTTTCATGTGTGAGAGCCGTATTTTTACCTCTTGCAAAGCAAGAGCCGAAACTTTTGCAATGCTTGTATACAACCTTAAAAAGGTTGTATCCATGTACAAAAACCCTAGCATTTACAACAAAAACCTATGGTTTTTGTGTGTAAAGGTCGATGCTGCAAAACATGGGGGGGCGTGGTACCCAACCCGCCTTGTGCAAGTGCCACGTTGCTGTTCGGCACTCACATAAAATTCTGCAAAACTGAGAATGTCTGTATTGGAAAGGAGACACATAATGTCAGTAACTAATGTACAAAATAAATTTAAACCTGCAAAAATAAGCCCAGAAGTTTTTGCAAAAGCTATACAGTCTTTAGATTTATCTGCGATATCTGATCCAGAAAAAAGACAACGTGCAATTATTGAAAGAGTATTTAAAATAATGGCAGAAGAATTGAAAAATCCTAAAGAAAAAAGCAAGTTAAAAGAAGAATTAAAAAAGTTAGAATATTATAAAAAACAATTAGGAATATCGTGATAACGAAACAAGAAGCAGCTAAGAGATTGTTGTCTCTTAGAAATGCAGAAGAAACATTTGCTGGATTTGTAAAGCTACATCATCCAAAATTTAATCTGGCTAGTTTTCAGATTGACTTGATAAACAAACTAGATGCTGTTGAACAAGGCAAAATAAAAAGACTGATGATAAACATGCCACCTCGTCATGGTAAATCATTCTTAGCTTCATGTTTGTTTCCTGTATATTATGTTGGTAGAAATCCTGAACGTGCAGTCATGTGTGTTACTTATAACTCAGAGTTATCTATGACTTTTGGTAGACAAGTAAGACAATATGCAAAAGATCCTAACACATCTCAAGCATTTAGTAATTTAGAATTATCTGCTGATTCTCGTGCAGTTGATCATTGGGGTACAACGCAAGGTGGTGTTTACTATTCTATTGGTTTAGGTGGTACAACTACTGGTAGACGTGCAAACTTACTTATCATTGATGACCCAATCAAATCACGTGAAGATGCAGACTCAGCAATACAAAGAAATAAAGTATGGGATTATTATGTTGCCTCATTGTTGACTCGTTTACAACCATTAGATGATCAGCAGCCAGCTGTTATATGTATAGCTACTAGATGGCATCCTGATGATTTATGTGGAAGAATACAACAACAAGAAGATTGGCATGAATGGGAGCATGTAAACTTTCCTGCTATCATAGAAAAAGAATCTAAAGATGAAGTACGTAATCCAGAGTATGCACACTTACCACTAAGCAAAGTATCTAGATACAAAAGATATATAAAAGTAAAAAAAGAAAAACCATTATGGGAAGAAAGATTTCCTATGGAAGATTTACGTAAAATGGAAAAATTAAATCCACGTGAGTTTGCTGCACTCTATCAACAGTCACCATATATCAAAGGTGGTAACATGATAAAAACAGAATGGTGGAAATATTATAATCCAGAAGACATAGATATAGAAAAGTTTCCAACAATAATTATAGCTTGTGACACAGCATTTAAGAAAACAACAACAGCAGATTTTTCTGTAGCCGTTGTAGCTGGTTTAGATAATCAAGGAGATATTTATATTATAGATATAAAAAGAGGTAGATGGGATTTTCCTGAACTAAAAAGAATACTAATAAATATGAATACTAAATGGCGTGGTAAAGGTTTACGAGGTATACATATAGAAGACAAAGCATCGGGACAATCACTTATACAAGAATTAAAAAATCAATCTGGTTTAGCAGTTATACCGTATAAAGTATCTGTAGATAAAGTATCTCGTGTAGCAGCAATCACAGACTTAATAGAAGGTGGTAGAGTATTTCTAAAGAAGACGGCTAATTGGTTAGATGATTTTTTAGAGGAATCTGTTGGATTTCCTAATGGTTCACATGATGACCAGATAGATGCATTAACAATAGCTTTAGATAAACTATCACGTATGTCATTCAATGCTGGTGAATTAGAGACGTTACCAATCACATCTCATGGATCATTACAATCTGAATTAGGTAAAACTGATTGGCATGGATGGGGAGAATAGGGACGACATACTTATAGATTTTCTTCTATGTGTAACAATACTCTTGGAGTTTTATGGTAGCAAATAATTATATCGGTGGTAATTACCGAGACATCAAAATTGATTCTGAATCTAATGTAGTTGTAGATTTATCTAGACATATAAATAAACTACAAAACTACGAAGATATATCTGCTGATTTAAGTGATGAAGAAGAAAGCAAGATAGTACAGTATGTCAAAGCTATGGTTGACATGTCTCATGACAAAATCAAAAATAGGTATGATCACTGGAGAGAAGCTGACATGGCACACGATGTTTATGTCAAACCTTCATCAACAAAGTTTAGAGAAAAAGCAGTTATAGCAGATACTCGTGCAGTAGCTGACACAGTTACGACATATTTGATGTCAGCATTAGCTGGTCGTAATCCAATGTTTATGTTGGAAGGATTAAATCGTAAGTCAAGAAAAGTAGCTGCAGTATTAGAAAGAGTTTTACATCAACACATGAGACGTACAGCAGGTGAAGCAAGAATGGCACAAATGCTTTTGGACTCTGTACGATATGGTTTTGCACCAACAAAAATAGTTTGGGATAGTAAATACAATCAATCAAAAATAGTTAACTTCGATCCAAGACGTGTATTTCCAGATCCTCGTGTACAATGGGGTGATTGGGAAAACATGCAATATGTAGTATGTTCAGACTTCCAGTCATACAATGCGTTGGTACAATCTGGATTATATCCTAAATTAAAAATGTTTCCTGGACTACGAACTATATCACCAATGAAAAATTCTTGGAATGCACATAGATTCCAACAAGAAAAAGGTAGAGGTTTATCTATAGATCCAGCAGAGTCATTACAAAAAAACAATGCAACACAAGGAGCATTCTTCACATTAGGAGATGCAAGAATGGTAGATGAAGCATGGATAAAATTATCTGGTGCAGAAATAAATATACCATCAATAGAAACTATATATTTAGTTGTTGCTATACTTGATGAACAAGTATGTATAAGATTTCAACTTAACCCTTATGGTCAACAGTTACCATTTGCTTTTGGTGGATTGTTTCAAGATTCACATAAAACTTATGGACAAAGCCTGTACGATATATTGTTACCCCTACATGATATCGCTACGTGGTTGTTAAGATCACGTATCGATAACGTACAGGCAGCACTAAACAATTTAATATTTGTTGATCCTACACAAGTATCAGTTCCTGATTTAGTAGATAGAAATCCTTATGGTATTGTGCGTACATTACCTGGTACAAAACCAGGCGATGGTGTTTTCATAGCACAAGTACCAGATGTTACTAGAGGTCATTGGAATGATATTGGTCAACTAGGTGAACTAAAACAAAGACTGTCTGCTGCATCAGATGCACAACAAGGTATGCCTACTGGTGAAGTTAGAACAGCTACAGAGATTGCTCGCCTAACACAGTTAGGCTCACAACGATTAGGTGGATTAGCTCGTATAATGTCAGCAACCACAGTACGACCAATGGTACGTATGATGATTGCAAATATACAAGATGCTTTAGCTTATGATGGTTCTATAAAAATGGACCCATATAATATGCCTACACAATTAGCTGATATGGTGGACGATGGATACATAGATTTCAGTGTACAAGATTTACAAGGTGATATTGATTATTTAGTTATTGATGGTTCATTACCTATTGAACCAACAAGAAATGCTGAGACATGGATGAACATGTTAAAAGTTATGGGAGAGACTGGATTAAATATGGAATATAATACAGCAAAAATTGCTGAAGAGGCAATACGTGCAATGGGTATATCTGATTTAGATCAATTCAGAATATCTAAAGAACAACAAGCACAAGGTCCATCACCATCACAACAAATGTCTTTGATGGAAAAGATGCGTGGTGCTTCTGTACAACCAAATGAAGATGTACAACGTGAAGTTGAAGCTGGTAATCTAATACCATTAACACAACAAATGGGAGGAAGATAATGGCTAAGACAGTTGCTAATCCAGAAGTATTAGAAAAAAATGTAGATCCTAAAACAAGAGAATATATAAAATCTATGCACACTAAAACTGTAGAAGATAATACAAAAAAGATTTTAGAATTAACAGCAGAGGTTGCTGCATTACATAACAAGTTAGAAGATCTAAAAGAAACAATACCAGTTATATTTAAAGGTTTAGTTGAGCAACCACTTAGTGATTTTAAAAAGAAAGTTACAAAAGGTGACGTAGTAAGATTTATGAAAAAAATGGGATGGAGTGAATAATGGCTGAAACGCAACCACGTGGTGAACAGTTAAGATTTTTGTCTACAAAGACAGGTACACATAATTTAGATACTTATTTAGAAAATGCAGAAAGAGGATCAAGAACAATTGGTGATATGCTTGGTGATATTTTTGATTCATCAGGTGCATTTGATTCAACAAATTTTACTTTTCGTTATAATAGTTCTACGAAAAGTATAGAAGTAAGAGTAGGAGACTCTTCAGCATCATTCATAAATGTTACTCCTTTTTTTAATATAAGAGGAACCTACTCTTCTTCATCAACAACATATAAAAATTTTGATTTAGTAACTAGATCAAATGGTGATGTATATATTGTTCAAGGTTTATCATCTAACACAGCAACTACTACATTCGCAGATGATGCTGCTGTAGATTCTTCATCTAATACTACTAAACTTGTAGACGTATCTGGTGCTGCAACACAGGCATCCAATGCTGCTTCGTCAGCGACTGCTGCCGCTAACTCAGCTACAGCTGCAGCTAGCTCTGCAACCACAGCGTCTACTCAAGCAACAAATTCAGCCAGCTCCGCAACGACAGCGTCTGGTCACGCAACAACCGCAACGACAAAAGCTTCTGAAGCTAGCACGTCTGCATCTAATGCAGCGACTTCAGCTTCTACTGCTTCTACTCAAGCTACTAACGCTGCAAGTTCTGCAACTTCTGCAGCAAGTTCATTATCAACATTTCAAGGTCAATATCATGGTGCTGCATCATCAGATCCTAGCAGTGGTTTAGATACTGGTGATTTATATTTTAATACTTCATCAGGATTAAAAGTTTACAATGGATCTGCGTGGGAAGACGTAAAGCCAACGTCTTCTGAACAAACAGCAATCAATGCTGTAAATTCAAATTCAGCAAACATAAATACAGTTGCTGGTCAAAATAGTAACATAACAACTCTAGCAGGTATTTCTAGTGATATAACAAGCGTAGCAAATATATCTAGTGATGTAGCTGCGGTAGAAAACAAATTAACAGAAATACAAGCAGTAGCTAGTGACTTAGCAGAATCATCAAGTGAAATAGATACAGTGGCTAATGCTATAACAAATGTAGATGCAGTTGGTAATGCAATAGCAAATGTAAATAATGTTGGTAACTCAATAGCTAATGTAAATACAGTTGGTACAAATATTGCTGGAGTAAACAGCTTTGCTGAAAGATATCGTATTGCTTCATCAGCTCCTTCTTCTAGTTTAGATGTTGGTGATTTATATTTTGATACCACTGCTAACGAATTAAAAGTTTATAAGTCTTCTGGTTGGGCTGCTGCTGGATCTACAGTTAATGGTACATCAGCTAGATTTCAATACACGTCTCCTGCACCA